AAACGAGACGTGCCGTACGTCTACAAAGGACCGGATGATGAAGATGTGGTGGCTCTGCGGATGTTCGAGCTACCGACCGACGCTGACCTGCTGGAGCAGATCATCATCGAGCGCAACGTCGGGATGGTGTTCATTGATCCGTTCGCTCTCTTCATGGCTGATGACCTCAGCGAGAACTCAAACAAGGATGTGCGCAAATGCCTGACGCCGCTGGAGCTTATAGCCCAAAGGACTGGTGCATCGATCATTGTCGTACGCCACCTGAACAAAGGAGGGGGGACAAACGCACTCTACCGAGGTGGTGGCTCCATTGGAATAATTGCCACTGCACGCCTTGGTCTTCTGCTCGCGGAGGATCCTCGAGACCGGGAGATCAAATGTCTAGCAAGAGCGAAGGGGAACCTGGGCCGGGAACCGAGGACGCTGCAATTTCGTCTGGTTGACGTGCCGGGTGATGAAGTGGCGAAGGTTGAGTGGCTGCCAGGTTTCTCTGATCTGACTGCAGACGAGTTGCTGATGGGCAAAGCTGTTGGTGTTGAGCAGATGGATAAATGGGATGAAGCGACTGAGTGGGTCAAAGACTACCTCAAGTCTGGTCCAATGCCGAGCAAGCATCTTGCTCGTGATGCTGCCGCTGAGAAGATTGACAAGGACAGCCTTGAAAAGGCGAAGAGTCGTCTTCGCTGTGTCTACCGCAAAGACGGATTCGGTGGGCCGTGGCTGACGATGCTGCCGCAGCACGATACCAAGGCATCGCAGAACGGCTACCACGCACCAGAAGGAGATGAGACGTTTTGACAGCTGAACAACTCGCAACGTTTCGCACGTTGCTTCACGTCTATCGCTGGTATATGCAGAAAAGTATTCACGTATCCAATGTTCACGACCTGTACGCCGCCCGAGATCATGCGTTTGCCGCATTCGGTGTCGAGCAATGCGTCTATGGCCAGGAGCGACTGTGGAATGCGCTCGTGCGCTGGTGGGAGCCAACACGATGAGTACACAACAACAACATATCAACGACAAAACCATAGTGACTATAGATACCCCGTATGGGTATCAGACACAACCGAATGTCCTTCAGGAACAGAGCAACGTAGCGATAGAGCGGTTTCTGTCTACGTACGCAAGTGATGAGGTGCCTGATCTGGGATTCATCAAGTCGATGGCGAACGAGAATATCCGCCATCTTCGGGGCAATAGAACGGCGCGACTTCAGTCCGTTGAGAGTAGACAGCTTGAGCAACGATGGTACGCAGCGCTCGATGCTGGATGGACACGGAGCCTGACTACATCGCGGAAGTGTGGTCGTGCTGGATCGCGTATTCACGCGAGTACATGAAGAGAATCATTCATCCAAGAGGAATGTTCACGCACTCGCTTTCTGACGCTCTCGCCTCAACTCAGAGCGTTCTAGATGTAGGCTGCGGTATTGGTTACACAACTGCCGCATGGAAAGACATCTTGCCTCATGCTGATGTGTATGGATTCGATTGGAGCGGTTCACCTCAGCTGCGCATTGCGCAACAAGTTGGCGCAGACTACGGCGTGACAATCATTGACAGTCTGAACCTCGTTCCATCTCCGATTGATCTGATCTTTGCATCGGAATACTTCGAGCACATAGAAGCGCCGGTGGATCATCTGGCGCAATTAATTACGATGTTCGAGCCGAAGTCATTTCTGATCGCGAACACATTCACGAATGAGAGCGTCGGGAACTTTCGCCAGTACACCGTTGGCGGTGAATTACTCGACGGTGCGACGACCGGCCGACGATTCAATGCGGCGTTGCGAGTGTTCGGGTATCAGCAGATCGAAACGAAACTTTGGAATCATCGACCATCGTACTGGAGCAGAGCATGACAATGCCGAGTCCCTCAGACATCCGTACCTACGGACCAGACGAACGCCGGCGCCATCGCCTGAGACGCGCATTACATGAGCTCATGGCAGAGCCGGGCTATCACATCAAAGTCAACGGTGAACAATTCAACATCGGACCGGCGACGGCAATGACACCAGAAGCGCGGGAGTTCATTGTCAGACACAAGGCGGACCTTGTGCAGCATTGCGCATGGCTGGGAGAGACGGCATGACCGAAGACACACCAACCATCACCACCTACGTCGTCGCCATGCGCGACAGCCGGGGCCGGACGATGGCCACTGAGGGCGAGACGGACTACGGACGGGCCAAACGGCGATATGCGCAGGCTGTGACGACATTCAACGGCGGCGGCTACGACTCTGATGTCAGTGAGGTGGCGCTGGTGAAGCTGAGTGACCGGACGCAGACGACGCTACGCAGCACGCGACCGCAGACAGCGCGGGCGAAGGCACAGATGAGGGCGGCGGTATGAGCGGACAGATGAACGGGAAGGTGGCGGAGTCACTACCTCCGCCACCGGCACTCGACTACGAACGATTCCTCGGCGCAAAGACTCTGACGTTTCCGGCTTCGGGCATCGATGTTGACGAGTGCGAGTTGCATCCTAGCCTATTCCCGTTTCAGATGGATTTAGTCCGCTGGGCATTGCGCAAAGGCCGATCTGCGATCTTCGCGACGACCGGCATGGGCAAGACCAGGATGCAAGTCGAGTGGGCACGGTTGACGGGTGAGCGTGTGCTGATTGTGGCGCCGCTGGCCGTGGCCCATCAGACGATTGACGAGGCATCAAAGATCAGTGTGCCGATTCGATACAGCCGGGACGGCATCGCGCATGACGGCATCACCATCACGAACTACGAGATGGTGCATAAGTTCTCTGCGAGAGACTTTGGCGCGGTCGTCCTGGATGAATCAAGCATCCTGAAGTCGCATGACGGAAAGACTCGCTCGGCGCTGATAAAACAGTTTTCACAGACACCGTACCGGCTGTGCTGCACGGCAACACCAGCGCCGAACGACATCAGCGAGATTGCCAATCATGCCGAGTTTCTCGGGGTGATGAATCGCGTCGAAATGCTGGCCACGTTCTTTGTCCACGACGAACGCGATTGGCGACTGAAGGGCCATGCAGAAGGGCCGTTCTACGAATGGCTGGCATCGTGGGGCATGTCACTGCAGAAGCCATCGGATCTGGGATACCCCGACGATGGATTCGACCTGCCTCCGTTGTCGATTCTGCCGCGGTTCGTGGCATCGGACTACGTACCAGCAGGGCAACTTTTCGCTACCACGCTGAAAGGCGTTACTGATCGAACCAAAGTCCGCAAGGAGACGATTGATGACCGGGTACGGGCCGCCGTCGACCTGATCAGGGCTGAGGCCGATGAGCCGTGGCTGATCTGGTGTGGGCTGAATGACGAGGGCAACGCACTCGCTGAAGCATTGCCGGGCGCGTTACACGTCGAGGGCAGTCAGTCGCCAGAAGCCAAGGCCGACGCGTTGCAAGCGTTCGCGGCCGGTGATGCGCAATGGCTGATTACCAAACCGTCGATTGCCGGATTTGGGATGAACTTCCAGCGATGTGCCCGGATGGTATTCGTTGGACTCGGCGATTCGTACGAACAGTATTTCCAGGCGATTCGTCGATGCTACCGATTCGGGCAGGACCGCGAAGTCCACGCCCATATCGTGCTGTCATCGCTGGAAGAACCGATCTATCACAACGTGCTGAGCAAAGAGAAAGACGCCAAGCGCATCGCCGATGAACTGGTGAAGCACGTCATCGAATATGAGCGGGCCGAACTGGGCAGCGCTCGGCAAACCATCCCCTACGAACCAACCGTTCCAATGCAATTGCCTGAGTGGATAGGAGTCGCAGCGTGAATGTTCTGAATCAGGAAGTCACCGACCAGTACGCGATATACAACGGCGACAGCGCCGAAGTGTTACCAGGATTACCGGATCACAGTATTGACCTGTCTCTGTTCAGTCCACCGTTCCAATCGCTCTATACCTACTCGGCAAGTGATCGGGACTTAGGTAACTCCCGCTCGATTGAGCAATTCTGGGATCACTTCGGATTCATCAGCCGGGAGCTCGTGCGCGTCATCAAGCCGGGTCGTATCTGCGCGGTGCATGTAGCGCAGGTTCCGAGCACAAAGGCAACGCACGGAACTATCGGGCTGTTCGACTTCCGTGGTGACACGATCAGGCACTTTCAGGATGCCGGTTTTGTGTATCACGGTGAAGTCTGCATTGACAAAGATCCGCAAGCGCAGGCGATCCGCACCAAGAGCAAGTCGCTCCTGTTCGTGTCGTTGCGCCGTGATTCGTCGTGGCTCCGGCCGGCGCTGGCTGATTACATCCTGCTGATGCGGGCGCCAGGCGAGAACCAGACGCCGATTCTGCCGGACGACATCAGCAATGAGGACTGGATTCAATACGCCCGTCCGATCTGGTACGGCATCCGGGAGTCGGACACGCTGCAATTCGCCGGCGCGCGAGAAGAGAAAGACGAGCGCCACATCGCGCCGCTGCAACTCGGAACCATCGAACGATGTGTGAAGTTGTGGAGCAACAAAGGAGAAACCGTACTCAGTCCATTCATGGGCATCGGTAGCGAGGGGTATGAGTCCATCGTCAATGGCCGGAAGTTCATCGGCGTCGAACTGAAGGCCGGGTATTACGCGGTCGCTGTCAAGAATCTGCAAAAGGCAACCGCGACACAGGAACTCCCTCTTTTCGCCGGAGTTTCCTGATGAGCACCATCCCCACACAACCGCTGACACTCACCCGTGTGCTGCCGTCTCGTCAGTGTCAGCAGTGCGGTATCGACTTCTGGCCGCTGGTCAACAACCCGCATCAGCAGGTGTGCTCTCGTCGTTGTAGGGACAAGCTCAACGCGCTGCAAAAGCGCCAGGCGGTACGAGAGGCAAAAACCGTAGAGCACTACTGTCCGCATTGCAAACAACGGTTCAGCACATCGAAGGCTGGCAAGAAATACTGCGGCGCCAGATGTGCGGCAGATCATCGCCGGCAACTCGAGCGCGACGAGCGGGCCGCGTCGCAGGAGAAGCGGATGACCACATGCGCGCACTGTCAACAATCATTCCAGTACGTCGTATCGAATCGTCCTCCGCGTCGCTACTGCAGCCGGGAGTGCGCTGGATCATCGGCAATGGAGGCCAGCCGTCTCCGATCTGCGGCGGCACGTGAGCGGGTAGTACGCGAGCCGGAGCCCAGGGTTTCCCCTGCACCGCCGCCGTGGGCTAAGGGCAAGGTTAAGCCGGTGGTGCTGCGCACAAAGTCACTGAGTTACCCGCAGTTGTCACCGGTGGACGATGCCGGACTGGAGGCGTTGTTGGACAAAGAGCGGGACTCGCTAAAGAGGGCAGGACTGCCGTTGATGCGCACGGACACGATTGGAGCGATGGAGAAGGCGCGGCGGGTAGCTGAGCACGAGGAGGCGACGGTGTGACGAACACACTTTGCGCCCAAGGATACCGAAGTATGGCCACCGAAGCTCAACTCCAGAACACGATCCGCGAGGCAGCGTTAGCGAATGGATGGTTGTATTACCACACGCACGATAGTCGTCGATCTGACTCAGGATTTCCCGATGTCATCTGCATTCGTCATGGACGGATCGTCGTCTTCGAACTGAAGATACAGAAAGGCAAGGTGTCAATGGAGCAACTGAGATGGCTGACATCATGGGAGGGTTGCGGAGCATATTCCAGAGTAGTCCGACCAGAACCGAAGGCATCGAACGAGATCAGCTACGACGATGCAGTAGCGATACTCGGAGGTAACGCATGAGCAGCGAACAGGACACGCGAACGGCGGCCACGGTGATTTTGGATTGGCTTGATGATCATGGATTCAGAGGAGCGGATACAGACGAACTCCAGTTACTGTCTGCCGCGCTCGCCCAGGCTGGCTACACGATAGCCGGGCCGGGGCAAGTGTGCGTGGATCGTGATCGTTGGGAGCGAGTGCGCGACACGGCGGAGTGTCACTGGACAGGAAAGGGTCGGTATCACGATATGCGACGCGGCGATCTCAATCCGCTGTCAACACAGGAGGGCGAGTGATGGAGTTTACGGAATTTCTCCCGGATCCCGATGAGTTCATTCCCTGTGTTAGTGAGCGCGCCACCATCGCCCAGCAACGGGCCGATATTGCGGCGCTGGTGCGGTATATCGAGTCGTGCGACCCATATGCCACAGTCCAACCGATCATCGCCCGCTACCAGGCGGAGAGTGAGGCGCTGCGCGTGGCGGTGGTTGGGGAGGCGAGTGATGTTATCGCATGAGTATTCGGTAATCGGTTGAGTGATGGCGAAATGCACAGCAACATCAAAACGTACCAAGAAGCGATGCAACGCGCAAGCGATGGCCAATGGTGTCTGTTACCACCACGGCGGTACCCAGAAGCGAGGTATCGAGCACCATCACACTGTTACCGGGCGCTACTCCAAGCATTTGCCGACAAAGGCGCTGGCATCTTTTCGGGAGGCGATGCACGACCCGGAACTGCTCAGTCTTCACAGCGATATTGCCCTGATCGACGTGCGACTCAACGAACTGGTCAGTCAGATCGACGACGACGAAACACCAGACACAGCCACATGGCGAGACATCCGGTACGTGATTCAGGATCGCCGCTCTCTCGTCGAGTCAGAACGTCGGAGACTTGTCGATATGCAGCAGATGATTACGGGCGAGCAGGCGATGTTGCTCATTGCCCGGCTCTACGATTCGGTGAACCGCCATGTCAGTGACCCGCTTGAGCGTGCCGCCATTGCCGCAGACCTTGGAACACTCACTCTACACAAGCCTGGTAGCCGGGATTCGGACGACACCGAATGAACCAGCCGTACACCGTCACGACTACCAGATGCCGCCGTCCGGCGCGTGGGATACGTGGGCCATCATCGCTGGACGTGGCGCTGGTAAGACGTTCGCCGGCGCATCGTGGGTGCTGGACATGATCGCTGCCGGCTCGAAGCGCATCGCCCTCGTCGGCGCCACATCGGCAGACGTGCGCGACATCATGGTCGAAGGACCGTCTGGCATCGAGACGCTGGGCAGAAAGCGCGGTATGAACGTCACTCCGCAACTCTCACGGCGGCGCGTCAACTTCCCGAGTCATCATGCCGCCGTCTACCTGTACAGCGCTGAAGAGCCGGACCGCTTGCGAGGACCGCAGCACGACGCGGCCTGGTGCGACGAGCTCGCCGCGTGGAAGTACGTCGATGACACCTGGGACAACCTTATGTACGGCATGCGCGAGGGTGCCAACCCGCAGACGATGGTGACGACGACGCCGCGACCAATCAGCCGGGTACGCAAACTCATCGACGAAGCCACTGAGCCAGACAGTCGCACCGTTGTCACTCGCGCATCGCTCTATGACAACGCCGATAACCTGCCGGAGTCGTTCGTCGCCGCCGTCACGAAAGCCTACGGCGGCACGCGCAAAGGCAGGCAGGAGATCGAAGGCGAACTCCTCGAGGATGTGGAGGGCGCGCTATGGAACCTGGCCACCATCGACAAGCACCGAATGATCGACATACCGGACGGCGTGTCACTCGTTACCGTCGTCGTCGCCGTTGATCCAGCAACCACCAGCGGCGAAGAGAGTAACGAAACCGGCATCATCGTCGCGGCGGCCGGCAGCGACAAGCGCGGCTACATCCTGGCTGATCTGTCATTGCGTGGCCAGCCACTCGAGTGGGCGCGGCGCGCTGTCGGTGGCTACGACGCGCACGAAGCTGACACCATCGTCGTCGAGACGAACCAGGGCGGCGAGATGATCCGTACAACGCTACGCACCGTGCGGCCAGGTATCGCGGTCAAGGAAGTCCACGCCAGCCGGGGCAAGGCAACGAGGGCTGAGCCGATCAGCGCGCTCTACGAACAGGGATTGATCTCACACGTTGGACGGTTCGACACACTCGAAGACCAGCAGTGCAACTGGGTGCCTGGTATGCCGTCTCCTGACCGGATGGATGCGGCAGTCTGGGCATTGACGGCGCTGTACAACCTGATCGGTGGACAGAGCACAGGAGGATTCGGCTGATGCCGCAACCAGCCAGCATTGTTACCCGCACCGACAGACGCGGTGAAGACCGCACCATGTGGCAATGCCCAAACTGTCATCGCGTGCTCGGTGAACTGGTTGGTACGCGGCTGGTCATCATCGTTTCTCGGCAATGGACAATGAGCCAACCACTGCACGATGACTTGCAGCAGACGTGTCCTGGGTGTCATGTGGTTTCGGTGATCTATGCAAGTGTGATAGCATAATGTGTAATTGAATGTGAAACCCATTGCTGCCGGGTAGCAGAGCATAGCTTGCCGCAGTAGCGTAGACACAACGATCTATAGCGCTGGCTTGACTACTCTGCGAGATGCGGTGCATGGGCCTTCGATCCTTCCTCGGCAACCTTTCCAAGACAACTAACCCAATCATTGACTACCGGATAGATAGCGCGCCGCTGATGCTGCGTGGAGACTACGATCCCGAGCGCTTGCCCGACTGGTTCGGTGCGCGCAAGGCGTCCTGGTCCGGTTACGAGTGGGATAGCGACAAGGCGCGTGACGCGGCGCGCAAGTCGATCACCGTGTTTGCCTGCGCCACCTATCTCGGTGACGCGGTGGCTGAAGCGCAGCTGACCGTCGAGTCACGCACGACTGAGGGCGAGTGGGACGCGGCCACCGATAGCGCCAGCCGGGCGCTGCAGGGCATCATCAACCGGCCCAACCCGCACATGGAAGACGCCGAGTTCCTCTCGTTGCTCGTCTACCAGATGGGCATTATGGGTTACGCCGTCGTGGAGAAGGTGCGGAGTGGCGCCAATCTTCCCGTCGAACTGTGGCCGTTGCGTGCTGACTGGCTGGCCAATCCACGCGGTGATTCCAACGACTACCAGTACAAAGTTCCTGGCGCACCGATCCGGTTGATACCAGCCAACGATCTCATCTGGCTACCGTGGCGGCACGACGACCGCATGGAGCGGCGCGGTGTCTCGCCGGTGACCGTGGCAGCGCGTGAGATCGGTATCGACAACGAGCTCACGAACTGGCTTAAGGCATTCCTCGACGCTGGCGGCATTCCGATGTACGTGATGACACACCCGGACGTGCAGCACGACACGGCCACTATCGAAGTGATGCAGGAGAACTGGAAGCAGAAGTATGGCGGATCGAAAGCCTACGGCAAGATCCCGTATCTGCATGGCGGTTGGCAGTTGCAACAGATACAAGGCGACGTGAACACGCTCGCCTGGCCGGACTTGCGCGATCTCACCGAACTGAAGATATGCAGCGCCTTCCGCGTGCCTCCTGGCCTGATTGGTGCGCGACACGCGCTCGTCGCTGGCAGTCTGACCACCACCGAGACAGACGGAGACATGACGGCGCTGCAGCGGTACGGCGCGGAGCCGTTGCGGTTGCGGCTCGCTGCCGCGTTAGGCCGGTCGTTGCTACCCGAGTTCGGACTGATGCACCCGCAATACCGGCTGGCGTTCGACACGTCTATGGTGCTGGCATTGCAGGAAGATACCGATGCGCTGCACACGAGAGTCAGAGCCGACTATGCCGCGACCATGATTACGCTCAACGAAGCGCGCATGGCGATCAAACTCGATCCACTGCCGAACGCACAGGGTGATGTGTTCGCCGTGCCGTTCTCGACGATGCTGGTATCGGCGAACTCACTGGCCGGCTTCGAAGACTTGCCAGCAGCGATCACCGCCAGTCGCACACCCGAGACACCAGCGCTGCCAGCGTCAACGTCATCGGCACGGCGGTATGTTGACGAAACGCGGATGTCTGCCGATGCGCTCGAGGTGCGAGCGAACATCGCCGGGCGAACACGACGGGACAGACAGCGGCTCATCGAAGTCGGCACACGGCATATCGGCAAGATGCTGAAAGCGCAGGGCGATAGGATCGCTACCAACATCGCCAAGAGTGCGGACAACCACGAACGGCGCGATCTCGAATGGATCGACTGGGAAGAGGAATACAAAGAACTCGAAGCCGTGTTGCGCAAGTTCTACATGGCCAATGGAGAGGCCGCCTTCGCGGCAGCGGATACGTTCGTCGTTTCCGAAACCACCTGGACCGTGAATAACCCGCGCATCCTGAAGCTGCTGCAGGTACTCGGTGAGCGCATCGTCGATATTCACGAAACAACACGCAGCACCATCAGCCGGATCGTTGCCGATGGATTGCTGCAGGGCACGACGTTGCAGGAGTTGTCGGCGGCTATTCGTGAGCACGTCGAAGCGACGTACAAGGGCAGGGCTGAAACAATTGCGAGGACTGAATCACAGGTGGCATACAACCGTAGTAGCGCGCTGGCTTATGCCGAGAGTGGCGAAGTCAACGAAGTCGAACTGCTGGACAATCCTGAACATGTTGACGACTACGGTGCGCTTGATGGGTTGACGTGCGCTGATAGACACGGACTTATCACACCGCTGTCGATGGTGGAACTGCACACGGAAGCCGAGCATCCGAACGGTTCGCTGATCGTCGTGCCAATTCTTGCTGTGCCACTTGGTACGGACGCATGATATGATTATTGGCAATTGCATCTGAACCCATGCTCGCCGGGCAGTAGAGCCACAAGGCCGCGAGCAATCGGACACAGCGATCCGGTTGCGCGGCCTTTTCTCTTGCACGAGGCGCAGCATGGAATCACCAGACAACAGACGTACCAGTTACGACGGCATCCTTACCAAATCCCGCGACCCTCTCGAAGTCAAAGCCGACGCCGAAAAAGGCATCCTCTCCGGCTACGCTTCGAAGTTCTGGGTGGTGGATAGTTACGCCGAAGCCACCGCGCCTGGCGCGTTCGCCGAGACCATCGCTCAGCGTGGACCGGCCGGCAGTAACCGTATCCTGCTCCGCTACGAACACGAGCACACCATCGGCACACATAAGGCGATGTCGGAAGACGCCGAAGGCCTGGCCATCGAAGCCAAAGTCTCCGACGATGGCATGTGGGGCAGCACGGTTCGCGCGCATCTCAAGGATGACGTGCAGTACGGCTTGTCGATTGGCTTCCGGCGCATCAACGACCGCACGGCCGAAGACTCTGATCCGCTGGACTTCAGCAGCGCACCCGACTGGGTGAAGACGATCCCGCGCAACGAGATACGCATCCTGACCGGCGTGCGGATGATGGAGAACAGCGTCGTCAGCTTCCCGGCTGTCGATCCGGCGCTTGTCAACTCTTACCGATCCGAACTCGACATATCCAAACTGGCCGCCGAGCTCACACCAGAGCAGCGTGCCGAACTAATGCAACTCCTATCCGACATGCCCGCCGAGGGTGGCAGTAACAGCGAGACGCCCGTGCTGCCCACGCTCGATACAGCAACGCGGAACCGAGGTGCAGAACTGGCATTCCTGCTTGCCGACTTACGGCAGCGGGGCATCGTTACAGGAGATTGATATGAACCCTGAACAGTTGCGAGCAATGATCGCAACCATCGCTAGTGACGCCAAACCGCTCACCGAGAAAAGCAAGGCAGGCACGCTGACTGCTGAGGAAGATCAGCGGTACGACGAGTTGGTGAGTCAACTCAACAAGGCTATCGCCGATCTCGCCAAAGCCGAAGAGCGCGCAGCGACAAACGACATGGTGGATTCCACCATTGAGAAGTTCACCAAGCCGGCTCCGGCACAGCGGCAGATTGCCAACGGCACCGAGCCTGATCTTCGCTCACTCGGCGCGAAGTTCGCTGACTCTGCGGAGCTTAAAGACTTCCGGCAGAACCCGCACGGCACCAGCAAGAAGTTCCACACCGAAAGCATCCTGCACGAGAAGGCGCTGATCTTCTCTGGCACCGCGTCGGCTTCGACGTTGCTGCCACAGGTGATGCCCGGCATCCGGCGTGGTCTTGAACCAATCAGCGCGGTACGCCAGGCGCTCGGCAGCGGCCGCACATCATCCGATAGCGTGGTTGTGCTGCAGGAACTCGTGTTTACCAACGCAGCTGCAGAAGTGGACGAATCAATCGCGGTTGACGATGCCAGCGCCGTGAAACCAGAATCGGCGATCACCTTCGAGGAAGTCGCACACCCGGTGCGGATCGTTGCTCACTGGATTCCCATCACCCGGCAGATGCTTGAAGACTTGCCGATGATGGAGTCATACGTCGAAGGGCGTTTGCGTGACGGACTAGAGCGGCGCGTTAGTGCGCAACTCATCAACGGCAACGGCACCGCGCCGAACATCTCAGGCCTGCTCGATCAGACGGGCCTCACGGTTGCCGATGCCGCGTACTTCGCTGGCGCACCGGTCAACGACGCCGGCACGGACAACGAAAACCTGAACCGCATTCGTCGAGCGAAGCGACTGGTACGCACCACCGGACTGGCGACACCCACATTCATCCTCGCCAACCCGGCAGACACGGAAGACTGGGACACGATCACCACGACAACCGGCGAATACCTGGTCGGCGATCCGTCACCGGGCGCCAGTGTTGCGCGACTGTGGGGATTGCCAGTGCTCGAGGACGAGAACATCGCCGCTGGCACAGTCATCGTCGGAGACGGCACGCAGGCAGCGGTTATCGACCGCAACGATGCGGCCATCTATATGGCCGATCAGCACGCGGACTTTTTCATTCGCAACATCTTTGTGATGTTGGCAGAAGTTCGGTTGACCCTCGTCGTCTTCCGCCCAGCGGCCTTCGTCGTCACCACAATGGCATAAGGGGACTGACATGGCAGTAACGAGCGGCCGGCCCTTCGCACTGATGACGAGTGCGGCACGGACGGCGACCAATAATTCAGGAGACAAGACCAACAACTTCGCCAGAGGCGTGCGCGTCACCATCGACTGCACGGTCGATCCTGCTGCGGCATCGGTGGTCTTCACGATCCAGGGCAAGACCCAGCAGGGCGACTACTACACGTTGCTCGCGTCTGCGGCGATTACGGCAGTCGGCAATACCGAACTGACCGTGCATCCGCAGATCACGGCGGCAGCGAACACGGTTGCGAAGAACGCGCTGGGCAATGTCTGGCGTCTGCTGGCAACGCACGCTGACGCCGACTCGATCACCTATTCGGCGTATGCCGAGTATCTGAACTAGGGGGGCGCTCATGGCAGTCTCCGCAATTCGCCAATTTCAAGTGTTGCCATCAGCGGCACGTACTGCGGCGGTTAATTCCGCCGACTTCACCAACACGGCAGGCGCCAAAGGTTTGCGCGTTTGGGTCAAGGTCACAGTGGACCCAGCCGCCGCGGCGGTGACGTTCACCATCCAAGGCAAGACAGCGCAAGGGGATTACTACACGCTCCTGGCATCAGCGGCCCTGGCTGCAGTTGCCACGACGACGCTGGTAATCCACCCGGATATTGCAGCATCGGCGAACGTGAACGCATTGAATGTCCTGCCGTACACATGGCGCGTCGCCGTGACCGTTGCCGATACCGACAGCTTCACCTATTCCGTGGGCGCCGAGTACCTCGCCTAACCAAAGGAGCAAAACCAGTGCAGTACATCGATTCCGACAAGCTCGTAAAGGTGCGCACGACCGGGGTGTATGAATCCTCGGATGGCGTGCATCACTTCGTCAAGGCAGGTCGATCCATGCCGGTGAACTGGAAGCTGACCGAAGAGTGCGACTCACTCGTCGAACGGCAGGAAGTCATGGCCGCTGATGACGCCGACGCAGCGAAGGCAGCGCCGGAACCTGAGAACAAAGCCGACAAGGCGCCAGAGAAGAAGTAGGGCAACTGTGGGATACGCGAACCTGTCCGCCGCCGCAACCGATCTCGGGATCTCCGACGCCAGCGATACCGCTCGGCTCCAGACACTCGACGATGAGATCGCCAGACTGATCGACCTGAAAACAGGCCGGACATTCGGCGGTACAGCGGCGGACGTGGCTCGCGTTGTCCGACTCCCTGTTTCCTACGGACACGACACGCTCGTGCTGCCGTTTCCGATTCGATCCGTGGCGAGCATCGTCATCACCGGAGACGCGGCACGGACCTACACCACCACCGATTACGCGCTGGCCATGCCGACCGAACTGACCGGCGACTACCACGCTATCCGGCTCATCAACAGCAGCGCATGGCCATACAACAATGGCCGTTCAACGCTGACGATTACCGGCAAGTGGTCCGCCGACGCACCTGGTGGCGCTGTGCCATCCGAGATCGTGGCGGCGGCAACGGTGCTGGTGACAGAGGAATGGCGTTTACGGCAGTCGTCACCGGCTGGTGAGATTGGCCCGGACGGCATGATGACAAGAGCGCGCAATCCGTGGGACTTCGAGATCGTGAAGACGGCCATCGACCACTACGGTGCAGCGCTGAGCATGGCGAGCTTCTGATGCAGATTGACATTGCCGTGCAAGGCCTCGACCAGTTGATTAGCAGTTATCGCCAGGCGCCGAAGATCATCGGTGACGAGATGTTGCGCAGCATGACGCGCATTGTCATTCAAGGCGAGGCGATCAGCAAACGACTGGTGCGCAAGAAGACCCGCACGACGGCGCGCTCGATCACGCACAAAGTTTCCAAGCTCGGCAACGGTGTGCGCGGAGAATGGGGCACCGTCTACAAAGTCGGACTGTGGCTCGAAAAGGGCACGAAACCGCACAAGATCACCGGCAACCCGTGGCTGTACTGGAAGGGCGCTCGTCATCCGGTGCGGTTCGTGAACCATCCGGGCACACGCCCGTATCCATTCATCAAACCGGCTGGCGTGCAGATTCGTCCGCTTGCCAATCGTGAGATGAGCGCCGCCATGAAGCGTGCTATCGCCAGGATTGTCGGCTGATGCTGCCCACGACTGCGCTGCAACGACTCGCCTACTACGCCTCCGGCGTCACCGGACTGTATGTCCATTACCCGGCGCCCGGAACGATTGCATCGCCCGCAATGGTGCTGTACTGGGATGAATCGCTACTGACGGAATCGGCTGGCGAACAACTCTGGATGCTCACCGTTAAAGGGCAACTACTGACATCGCTCAAAGGCAATGTGGCGGGGGAAATCCTGGTGGCGGACACCTTCATCGCACCGCTGGCTGATGCGTTCACCAGCGACGGTAGCAACCATGCGGCCTTCCATCTGCAGACGGACGACGGTACGGACCGCGTTGATTACTGCCGGTTGGAGCGAACGGCTGGCGGTGATAGCGGTGTCGAGTACGCCGGACATCTCTACTACGGAGCAGAACTGTTTTTCGGTATCAAACTGCGGCGATTCGCCGGGAGCTAACCATGAGTGAACCAATCCTGTACCAGTACAAGCCGAGGGAGGGCGCATTCATCACCGGCGTCCCTCAGCGCGATTTGACCGCGAAAGACGTGCAACACGCCGGGCCGGCGGCCATGCGCGATGCCGTCGAAAGCGGACTCTACGAGAAGGCCAAAGCAAGCACGGCGAGCGCCGAGAAGCCAGCGGCGAAAGATGAGGTGAAGCCGTGACAAACTGGAATCAGATTCCGAACAGCGTCGGGCTTCGCCGCGCATATGGCGGCACCGAGGTGCAGGCCGGGACGGCAGTGACACCCACTTTCCGGCTCTACGGCAATATGAAGGTTGATCCAAAACGTGCACTCGCGGATCGTGAAGAGTTCGCCGGCACATACTTTGCCGACTACTCGCCAATCTGGGGACCGCTGGAAATCACCGGAACCTACGAGCAACCGCTATCGTACGAAGACCTGCCGATCCTCTTGCGGTACGGCCTGGTTGGCGGTGTGGTTGGCGTCTCCGATGCCGAGGGCACGCCCGGCTATCTCTACGAGCACAAACCGGCTGCCGACAGCATCAACCTGGACACGATGACGCTGGAATACGGCACACCCGGTATGCCGTGGCGCTCGACGTGCCTCTTCTTCGAAGGCTTCACGATATCCGGCGACATCGATGATAGCGAAGCGGCCTGGAAGTGGAGCTCGCCGGTACGAGCCTGCACGCACGATCTGAAGGCCGACGTGAACGACACCGCCACCGGCGGCAGCACATCGACCGTCATCAAGGCCGCAGCTGGCTGGGTGGTCAACGCTTACCAGGGCGCGTATGTGCGCATGCTTACCGGCACCGCAGGCAACATCGGCCAAGTGCGGCGCATTGCCAGCAATGACGCTACCACGCTGACGATCTCCGGCCTCTTTCCGAGCGCCGTCGCCAATGCCGATACCTTCGAGATCAGCGGCACGTTCACCACCGGTATCAGCGACCGGACCCGCGAAGTCATCGACGCGCCGGGCACGCTGCTCTATCTCGACACGGCCACACTGGGCACGACGGTGCAGACTGGCCGGTTTATCTCGTTCAGCGTCACGTACGAAGGTAACGCCAGCCTGAAGCGGTTCATGGAGAACGTGGACAGCTACGCGCCGCGCATCGACCAGGGCAAAAAGCGCGTTACCGGTCAGGTGCGCCTTGAGTTCGACAACCGAGACGAGTACGACGCCTGGAAAGCGCAGACGGTACGGAAAATCCGTATCAAGCAAACCGGCTCGACGATCAACGCGCACACCATTCCCACCAAACTGGCTCAGATCGACATCTTCGCCGGCTACTGGGGCGAGTTCTCCGTCGATGAGCGTAACAACAACATTACGGCGACCTGGCAGTTTCGAGGATACGTCGATGCCTCCGAAGCGTCGCCCATCGAGATCACCGTTAAGAACGCGATTGCCGCCAATCCGTAGGAGTCACGATGCCGAAACCGAAGGTACTCGAAGAAGTCACAGCGCCAACGATCATCAGCGGATACCGGCCAAAACGGTCGGTACGCCGCATTGTGGCCATGCCCGATTCGGTCATCAGTCCGTTTACAAAACGCGTGGCAGCACAGATGGAACCAGAAGACGGCGCCGAGCCGTTCTGGGCTGACATCCGCGACGACCTGACATTCGCCGAGATGGACTCGGTGAAACCGTCCGCGCCGTTCGCTGATCTGTGGGAAACCATTGCACCGTGGGTAATCGCGTGGAACGCCATTGCGCTCGATCAGGTGAGCGGTGAATGGAAGGCTGTGCCGCCGCCGGCAGAGATGGGACCGGAAGCGTTTGCAACGCAGCGTACGCAGGTGACGAACTTCATCGCTTGGTGCATCCGTCTCGGTGACGGCCTGTCCGACCTCCCAAAAGGGCAGAGGCGTTCCGCCGATACGGACGGTACGCCGAACGAAAGCGATTGAACCTGGCCACGGCGGGCGATCCCGTGCCAAAGCCGGAAGGACTCGACTTGATAGCCTGGTACGACCTCTCACCGATGCGACCAGACGAATACGCACACACCAACGCCCGTCGCTGGACTGAAGCGGTGACGCTGCGCAACGCCTACGACGGCGGCGTGATGGACGCTCGCAAAGAGTCGCAGGCGATTCAACACATGATGAGCGATGACATAGGGCAGGTCGGCTAATGTCCGATAAGGTGAGCATTTCGATAACCGCAACTGACAGTGCGTCTGCCGTATTCGGCAAGGTGGCGTCATCTGCTGACAAGATGGATTCCAGCCTGTCGAAGTCCGAAACCACGATGCAGCGGTTCTCACGGACCGGCGCGGCTATCGGTGCAGCGCTCGGTGCGGTCTCCGGCATCATGGCCGACAGCGCACGAGCGGCCGCTGAAGCCGAAGTCAGTCAGGAACGGCTACGCGCTGCTATCGAAGCATCCGGCGATACGTACGAGCAATACGCCGAACAACTCGACGCCGCTGGTGAAGCCGCCGTGTCGATGGGCTTCGATGACGAAGAAGCCGCAGACTCCATTGCCCGACTGACGGCATCCACTGGCGATGCTGGCGAGGCCATCGATCAGCTTGGGTTGATTATGGACGTGGCCCGTGGTCGCGGTATCTCGCTGGCTGATGCCACGCGCATTGTCGAAGCCGCGGAACTCGGGCGTATCGGCACGCTGGCCCGTATGGGTATCGTGCTTGATGAGAACGCCAGCAAGGAAGAGGCACTCGCCGCGTTGCAAGCACGGTACGCCGGGCAAGCTGAGGCGTATGCGGCGACGACTGCGGGGACACTCGACAGACTGCGCAACCAGCTAGAGAACGTGCAGGAAAGCATCGGCGAGCACACTGGGGCATTCCAGACGCTCCTTGTGTTGATGCCCGGAGTATCGGCAGCATGGACCGCTGCCACGGCGGCGCTTGGTGGACTCAGCGGAATGTTGGGAATTACCACGACGAACGCGGCCGCGTTCGCGAAGGCGTGGGGCAAAGCCGGCGTTCTCGGTGCCATCGCGGTCGGGTTGTATGAACTCGATAAGATGTCGCAAAACAACTACATGGAAGACATCTTTGATGACTTTGACGAAGGAAGCGATCAACTCGACGCGGTACTCGCCCAACTGGCCAAAAATGGTGAGGGGTCTCTCTTAGAACTCGGTGATGCCACCAATGCCATCACTGATCAGATGATGAGGGACTTCGATAGGTTTTCAGAACTCAGTAACATTATGGGCACCGATGATGTGACCCAAGCGCAAATTGACGAGTTCAATTTGCTGGCCGATACATTTGAATCGCTCGGCTTAGATATTGACAACTTCTCGAAGTTAGAGGGATCAGTTGCCAGAATTCTCACCAATACCGGCGAAGGCGCTGACCTGGCGCGCAGTCAACTAGAGTCACTCAACGAAGCATTTACCAGTGGACGCATGGATGCCGCTGACTATTGGCTGAATGTCGATAGGATAGCAAACAGTTTCGAGATGTACGACCGGGTAGCGACGGATGCTGCGGGCGTAACAGAGAAGTTAGGATCATCCCTCCACGGCACTGCCCTTCAGGCAATGGATGCGCAGGTAAAACTCGAGGCATTCCAAGCACAGGTACTCGAGCTCGCACGCGCCAATCTTGCTCAGCAATTCAACGAAGTTACCGCTGCCTACACGAACACGACGAATGCGCTATCTGCCGGCTTCCGCGTCATTGTGCAAAACACAGACGCGGTAGGGCAGCAAGCGCAGGCGGTGGCCGATTGGTCAGAGGGTCTCGGACTCGCAAACAACATCGCCGAAGACAACGTTACGATCCAAACGGCAATCCTCGACATTCAGCGTCAGCAAGCTCCAATCATTGAAGAGTTGATGTCTGCCCAAGCGGAATACTGGGCGGGACTCGCCGATGCACCAGCCGACCAGCAACGCCTCGCCCTCGCCTATATGGACACGGCCACGGCGGCACAAGCGTTGGAAATTGCCCAAACGGCAATGGCCGGTGCGCCCGGCATGGAAAACCTGATTGCGGGGGCGATAGCGGCCAATCCTCTACTCGAAGACATCCTCGTTGATATGGGCATCATCAGTGTCGGTGCTGATGGCACAGTCACGGTACTGACTGAGGGACAGAGCGAACTCACACTTTTGACGGAGACAATGCGTCAACTCACAGCAGCGACGTGGGTTGCCACATTTGGCGGAGATGTGTCAGCGGCGGAAGCGGCGTACGAAGAGGTAATGGGCGACGCCAACGCCTGGGAGAATCTCAATACGGTTGCTACGGTTGACGCCGATATTGGTCCGGCAATCGAGCAAATAACTGAGGCGGAAAACCGGGCAATCACCTGGGATGCCAGTACATCAACCGGCAAGATTGATGCTGACAATAAGGATGCGGTTGACGACATCGGAGCCGCGCAGTCTGCGGCGAACAACTACGAAAAGGCCTACACGGCTTCAATCAATGCGCAGGACAACGCCAGCGGCACGATACGTGGCGTTGCCTCAGCACTCGCAGCAATCGACGGATCGGTCGCCACGACCTATATCAACATCGTCGAGCAGAAGATCGGCGCCGCTGGTCTCGGTGGCGTCATGGGCTACGACTCCGGTGGCGTGGTGGCCCGCATGGGCGAGTACGGCACAGAGCGTCTGACCTTCCCTGGCGGAGGCATCGCATTCACGAGCGGCGACGCCCTGTACAACGTTCCGCGTGGAACGCTCGTTACTCCGCATACCGGACTAGAGAACACCGGTGGCGGCGGTATCAATCTCACCGTCAACATCGCCAACGCCAACAACACCGAACAGATCGTGCGCGAGATCGTGCCGGCACTTCAGCGCGCCTTGCAGACACACCAGAGGGGCTACTGATGACCGTCTGGACTGTCGAACGACATTGCGGTTTCGGCGAGACGAACTTTGGCATCCTGTGGGATTCGGTGGACCCGACCGGAATGCCTGGCTGGCAGCAACCATCCTACAGCGTCGATAGACATGTGCCTGGCGGCAATATCACCATCACGCAACTACTCGGCTTAGGGCCGCTCACGCAGACGTACCGGCTACTCTTCGAAACCACCACCGAGTACAGCAACTTCCTGGCACTGAAGCACACCAGCGGCGAGCTCACTGTCTACGCGGCGATGTGCGAACTCCCACAGACGGCGCCAGACGAAACCACCGGCATACGTGCTGTCGCTGAGGTCGTCGTCTTCGGCCAGATTTACAAACGCATACAAGATGTGTTGCTCAAGGAGGTGAGCGGCGATCGGATCGTCCTCGACGGTTCATGTGAATGCACGGCGTTGTTTCAACTGCAGGAGCGACCGGCATGATACGATTGCTCCCATGCGCTCTACGATTGTCGCTATTGCTATTTACATCGCCTTTATTGGGCTGGCGGCGACAGTCGGCGTTTACGTCTACTTCTCTGCCGAAACAGACGCTGACGCACAAACGACGTGGCACGTCGAATACTTCGCCCTCACAGACGCAAGCGATAGATGGTCTGGGCGTCACGACGCTGAGGCATTCGTCGAAACACTTCCGGCCAATTGTTCAGTGGACATCGAAGCCATGCCGGACGTTGTTATGGCTGTCGCCTACTCCTGCCCAGACTAACAACTCGGCGGTGCTCTCGTGAGCGCCATCACCTTCGCCACGGTCGATGAAGCGGTCGCTGCCGTCGTACAGCCGGTGGTCGGTCCGTACTGCCGAATCGGCGGCGTGGCCGTCGCCGTTACCGAAGTCTCTACCAACCACGGTGTTGACCAGCCTATCGGCACATGCACGGTCCGCGTTGAAGCGCCACGCCCGGCATCACTGGCCATCAATGCCGAAATAGAGATCGAAGCCGGATACGACGGCGCGGTGCGGCGCATCTTCCACGGGCGCATACCAAACGACGAAGCGGCGATTTCGGATCAGGGACGCTGGGTGCGTGTCGCCGGCGAGGGTTGGGCATCGCGGCTGCGCTACAAGTCCACGGAGATGATTGAGATACCCGGCCCGGTATCGCTGAAAGATGCGTTCCGTTCACTGTGCGAACTGCGCAGCGTGCCTACCTACCTGGCAGACGACACCACGTACGTCGATGGCGTGACCACGATTATGCTCGGCGGCGAGGCGCAGATCGACGGGGGGCATGTGCGTATCGACGAGCGAACATCACCACTCGATTGGCTGGTGCGCACATCGAAGCTGTTCGGCTACCGCGTGTTCGACTGCCCGGACGGCGCGGTGCGAATGGCGCGGGTGAGTGGACTCCCGCCTGACTACGAAGAAGCATCAACCGTGCTGAGCAATCAGTACGAAGCCGGAGACCGTGGCGAGGTGCGTACGACGCTGAGTCTGCGCGAAGGGCCAGCTATATCGTTTGCTATCGTCACATCGATGGCTGCCGGAACGCGGGTCACGATCCTGAGCGGACCGACCGTCAACGACTCCGGGCAAACGAATAACTACTGGTACGAGATGACCACCGACGACGGATACACCGGCTATGCCGGTGTTGGTGGCGCCGTGCTGAACCTGTACCCGATGATCGAGCTCTTCCCGGTGATGCGCTATACCGAAGGTGTCAACGCCTACAGCTTCACGAACCGCCGTGACGTGCGGCCAATGATTACCTACTGGGAAGTCAAGGGCGCAACCTACACAGCGGCCGATGGCGGTAAGACACTCATTCGCAGTATCCCGGCTGAAGTGCCATACGATGAGGCGTTGGACCCGCCCGGATTCGCATCGGACACGCTGAGCAATGCGGTGCCTT